GATTTAATAGTACTCATAATTTGTTGTTGAAGTATTTCTCTCCAATCCATTTTTGGTTCTGTTAAGTCTTTTACTAGTCTTTGTAAAGCACCTGGCAAGTTTCCTGCACCTGTTGATTGTGCGGCACTTACCATTGCTTCTTTAACTTCATCTCTAATTTTTTTTAATTCTTCTTTAGTGTATACTGGTTGTTTTCCTTTACCATCTTTTTTATCTTTTCCTTTGCCACTACCTTGTCCGGGTTCTTTGCCCCAGTCAACGTGTTCGTCTATTAACTTGCCTAATTTTTCTAATGCTTTCTTACCGTTCTTTTTTGCAGTCTTATAGATCTCATCATATATTTTTTCTGCTGGCCAATCTTTATATTTGTCATCTTGGAAACCTTTATTTTCACCTTTTTTACCTTTAGGCATTTCTCCAATTCTACCTTCAACAAGAATTTGATTAACAGCATAGTCCGCCGCAATATTCCAAAGTGTTGGTTCTCTATTACCTATTCTAACTAACATATGTTCAAATACATTATGTAGAACTTCGTGACCAAATAAGAATTCTGCTTCTCGTGGTGTAAGTGAATCTATAAATTTTCTATTATAAAAGAAATGTCGTCCATCAGTACCGGCAGTAGGACACCAGTCATCTGCATTAACAAGTTTTAATCTAGTAGCAAGGTTGCCAAAGAAAGGATGCTTTAGTAATAATGCAATCCTTGCCGTAACCAATTTGTCTATAATTGCTTGGTCTGTTGAGATCATTTAGACTCCATAGCAGTTATGACATACTTGCCAAACTTCTTATGGAACCTATCAAAAGATTTTAGTTTGCTAGGATCGAACGGAAGTTTATAGTTTGTTAATGCAATCTTGGCACCCATAACAACTAACTCTGTTTCAAAGTTATCCATCATGTAGTGAAAGAATCTGTCTGCTTGTTCGTTCCAATTTTTCACTTTCTTTTCAAATGCTTGTTGTAATTCATAACACAATGAAACTGTAAGTGAATACATCGCTGATATTTCTTTAGTTTTAAGGTCTTTAACCTTACCGCTCAATATATCAGATGGGTTTGGTAACTGACCGCTTACCTTACGGTGATTCATAAACTTAACGGCCAGTCCCTCTCCTACACAACCTGCAACGAGGTCAGTGAGCGTACTTTCTGGCAGGTCATCTGATAGAAGTTGAGAAACGAAACTCCATGATCTTGGAGTTGCGAATGATCTACTTGATCCTCTAGGATCGAAATCATATAAATCTTGTTTTGCGAATGTACAATAACCCACTACATCTGCATGAATGTGATTTGTAGTTGCCCATTCCATCCAGTCATCGTAGTCTACTCTTAATTCTATGTGAACAAATCTGTTGGCTAATGGAGCCGGCATTCTGTAAGTAACACCTTTATCTGCCTCCCTGTTACCAGCCGCTACAATTGAGACACCTTCTGGTAGTTTATATTGTCCTACCCTTCTGTTTAAAATAAGTTGATAAGCCGCCGCTTGTACTGCCGGAGCCGCTGAATTTAATTCATCTAAAAAAACAATATCGGTTGATTTCTCATCTGTTGGAAGTTCGGCCGGACTTGCCCAAACCATATTGTTTTCTTTTGCATTGTAATAAGGAATACCTTTAATATCTGTAGGTTCCCATAAAGGAAGTCTAATATCAATAACTTCTCTTTTTTGAGAATCTGCAATTTGTTTAACAATGTCGGATTTACCAATACCTGGTGCTCCCCACATCATTATTGGTCTTTGTAATTTAAGACAATGTGTTAATGCTGATTTTGCCTCGTTTGGTGTGACAGTTCTATTTTGACTGCCTATTGTTTGTTCTTTGTTTTTACTTCTTGCCATTTTGTACACTCCTGTTTAAAATGTTTATAATACTATAATAACATAGTATTGCAAGACGTCAACCTGGTAATTATGACTAAAAAGTCGCATAAACATTGACTTTTTTAGATGTATTTGTGAAAGTTTGGGATATAACTGGTAATTTTTATATTGTTTCTTTGCTTGTTTAGTAGTTCTATGGACGTTCTCAATTTTTTCAATGCTTTTTCGTCAACATTACTTTCTTTTATTTTTTTTAAAAGTAAAGATATCTCAGTTTTCCACGAACTATTATATTTTAAATTATTATTATTCAAAAATTCTTTAATATCCATGTCGAATTTTTCCTTTAACGAGTTTGGTGCTATAAAAGGACTGTATTGTTTTGGCTCTTGTATTTTCATCGGTACTATTTTGAAAGTTTTTCCTTTATTATCGTACACATTTTCAATTTTTTTACACCAGAATAAAAAATCTTTGTAGTTAAACATTGAAAGAATATTTACTGTGTTGAGTATCTCTACTGCTACATTGTTTTTAAAATCACTCATTTTAATTAAATTTTTCTCTAGTTGATCAAATTTACTAGGCCATCTAATATAATCGTTTGCTAATCCGTATGCATCTATACTGACACTCAGTCGTATATTCTTAAAATTTTCAAGTAATGAGTAAAATTTCTTGTTAATATTAGTAGCATTCGTTATTATTTGTAGATTAATATTTCCTATAATGCCTTTTTTGTCTAGAAGTTCAAAATAGTGTTCGTATTCCTTCATTATTGTGGCCTCACCACCTTGGATAGTGATATGTTCGACAGCATCAGAGATTGTAGATAGGTCATTAATTAGTTCTATTGATATACTAGAAATTCCATTATTCTCTTTGTTTTTACCTTCGTTTTTAGCCCATTCAGAACTCCTAGCAGAATTACACATAATACATTTGAGATTACAGAAATTTGAAAAATCTAGATCTAACATTGTAGGTAGATTCTTTTCAGGAAGATAATCGTATGAGTTGGCAAAAGTCCTTGCACTAGGAAGGTTCAATTGTTCGGTTTTGTAACAAACATCGCACCCTTTTACTCTTGCTGATTCACTTATTTGTTGTAAAGCATTTGTTCTTGTATAGCCATGCCAAAAGTCCGATGGTTTTATTTCGTGGTGTTTGTCAGAGTTTACACAACATAAACTAATCCCTTGATGAGAAACAAACATTCCTTTTTTTATTTGGTTACAATATGTGTTATTCATTTTTGGAGTCGTCCGCCTTGCTCATAGCCCGTGCTAGACCGTATTTTGTCACATCTCCAGCAAATAACATTAATTGTAGAGCCATTTTTTCCATAGTTACAATAATTTGCTTCTTATCTATGTAATATGGGCAATCAACAAATTCGTCTAACCATAGGAAAGTTTGTGGAGTGAATATAATTTTAGCAGGGAATTTGATATTATAGGTTTTAATATCTAAGGATTGTATCCATTCATAGCCTATTTTTGTAAGTCTTAATGAACGTGCTTGGTAAGATTCTCGTACATTTTGCCACCAACTAAAATAAGCCGCTTTGATACTTTCATCGTGTAATGGTTGTTCTTTGAGTGCAAGGAAGGTTCGAGTGTAGGCCGTCTTTGTGTCCATACACTTAATTATCTAGTGAATTTAGTGCCTGATTTTAAAAGGTATACTGCAAACTTGTCTGTTTGGTGTTGAGCATTTAATTTTTTAACCAAGTTTTCTGCGTGGCCAGGGTTGCTAAATGATACTTTTTTGTACTTAGGACCTGGGTAATTTGCTACCAAACTAGATGATTTAAGGTTTATAGGTTTCCCATCATAAAAAACTGCCCATATGCCTTCAGCCGCAAGGACTTCGTTCATTTTAAATGTCGTTTTATTACTGTGTTGTAATAACACTGTGGGTTTTGGCCTGCTCATAATACAATATATATTTACCAATAATTGTATTACTATTTTTTATTGAAGTTTCCGCCGTCCATTTCGATGTTTATTGTCTGTGCCTCTTTGGCAGTCTTGAGTGCTTCAATTATTTCTTCTTGAATAGTGACCATTCTTGTCATAACTTGTGATAAAGAATCTGCCAATTTGTCTGCTTCGTTGGCAGGAATACGGATTTCTTTTTGACCTTGTTGACGTAAGGTTCTTATCCTACCTAGCAAATCTTCAATTGGACGTGTTTGTATTTTGGAACTCTTTGACTGCATTGTTTAATACCTGTTGCATTTCTATTTTAGTTTTCATTGGTCCTTTATAAGGATAACGTGAAAGTGTAATCATTTTAGGACAGTATGCTTTACGCCATCCTTTTTCAAAACAAATTATATAAAATCCTGCACAAAATTGACTTTTTGATTTTGGTGTCTTTGTGTAAACAGGTAATTGTTTCTGAACATCAAACATTGGATTGTAAGGATGTTGTGAACAAGGATATCCGTGAACTTCAAAGTTATTAGTTTGTTCTATAATAGGTTCTTTTTGTTTTTCTTCAAATATGTTAAATCCAAAACGTGTGAACAGGCTCTCCTGTGTGTGAAACACTTGTCTATGATCTTTTTTACTTAAAAAGATCCAGCCATTATCGTCTTTTTTTTGAAGGGTACCTAACTTTTGACCGTGTTCTTCTACAATCCAGAACTTGTCTTTTACAAGTGTTTTTGCTTTTACTGTCATACACTTAATCTCGCATTAAAGGGCTCTACGTATAGTTGAGCCTGCTCACTAATTTTATTTAAATCATACTTGGAACAGAACCTTATGAATCTGACTCCAACTTGATCTATACTTTTATTTTCTGCTTTAGCCTGTGCAATCGTTTGATCTAGTTCTTCTACAATAGCTTCTGGTTGTTGGTGTAAATCAACTAATAATTTATTTCTTTCGTAATCATCTATTACTCTATGTTCTTTTCCGTCATGATCTACCCATTTTGTTAGCATTAAATTATTCCAAGTATAACCTTTTGTTTGTCTATCCCCGAATGCGTCTCTTAATCCTATTTTATTTTTAGTACCTTTTGTTCTTACACCTGGATATGCACTAAAAATATTGTCGCTTGGATCACCCCTCATACTTTTTTCAAATATAATCCATTCTATGTCAGGTGCACCTTTTGGTGCTTTTGTTTTTTTGTCTATTACAGGGTTATTTTTTGCATCAAACCAACCTTCGTGTGTAATAGTTTGTTCTGTAACACCATTGTATTGTTTAACATTTTCATTTACAAGTTGATTTAAATCTTTATCCGTACTTAAAATTACGTGTTTTTCATTTGGGTGTTTATCAATCCAACGTGCAATTAAATCATCCGCTTCGGCACGTGGGTTTTGTAGTACAGTAACATTTGTTTTTGTTTTTAAAAAATCAGTAAAATCTTCATAACACTCCCAAAAAACTTCATTTTCTTCTTTTTCTTTATCGCTCATTGCCTCAAATACTTCTTTTCTGTTTCGTTTATATGGAGCATAGTGGTCTTTACGCCAACTACGTCCTTCTAAACAGAAAACCATGTGTGTACCTTCAAAGTCTTGCCATGCTTTTTTAATAGAGTTCATAGTGATATGAATAGCCATACCTATTTTTTCGCTAGTATCGCCTCTAATGACGTGTCTAGCACGAAAAAATGTATTCGCTGTGTCTACTAATATATGGGTCATTTGTTAACCCCAGAAGTCTTTATCAAATGGTTTTGGAAGTTTTGATTTGATTGGTTTCCATATTTTTATTTCTATGTCACCAATAAACTTAGGTCTTGGAACCATCCAACCAATTAATATTCCTATTATAATATAAATCATGCTATATTATAACATTAACTTTGTATGTTGTCTATTAGATTTTTAATAGTTTTATATGTTAGATCATGCCCTTTTTTGTTTAAATGGCTATGTGCGTCTAGTTTTTTATGTTTCTCAAAAATATGATTAAAGTTATTAGCAATTAGGCTGGTAGGTATGTTAGGGAAAAAAGTAAAATGCAAACTGTTATCTAGCTCTTTTAATTTTTCAACATATACTTGCCAAACTTC